CTTGCTTAACTTACCGCGACTGTTGCTAAATACGAATCGTAAATCTAACTTAGGGTGTTGCTCCTTGACCTTCAAGTGCTTTTTTCTGTCGGCTGCTACAAACCGTCCCTTTGATTCGATTATGATACCATTAGGTAAAATAAAGTCTGGGGTGTAAGTCTTATTCTCAAGTAATGTCCACTTAATCTTTAGTGTCTCATACTCAAAACTTACACCCCTATCTTTTAAGTCAACGGAGATATCATCCTCTAGCCCTGATCTGTAGCCATTCCTTATTGCGTGTTGTCTACGCTTACTGGTGGCTGCCACAGTTCCCCCTTTTCTCTTCTTAGCCAGAGTAACCTAGCATTTTCTATTACACGGTCTGTATCACCGTCATAGGCTTTTACACAGGCTTCCCAGAGGCTATCCACTGTGTCGCACTCTGCTAGTAACCTCTTTGCTTTTACAGGACCAATACCATAAATGCCCTTGATGTTGTCAGCAGCATCACCTGTCAATATCTGAGTGTAAAAGAACTTATTACCTGACCACTCATCTACTGTTGTCCACTCCTTCTTATTGAAGTTGAAATGACGACAGGGTATCTGTAACATATCCTTGTCTATTGAGGCTACAATAGTATCAGGTCCAAGTCGGGTTGCTTCTATTGCTATAAGGTCATCTGCTTCTTCTCCTTCACTAACTATAGCACCAAACTTGTTGATTAAGTAATCTCTTACATGTTTTAAGTGCTTTGGCTTTTCTGACGATTCTCTATTTCCCTTGTAGGGGTAAGACTTTGCTATATCAAAACGAAAGTTATTAGACCCTGTGAGGTAAATCTCAAACCACTCAGGGGTGGGGAAGTCTAGTGTCTCCTCAAGAACGAAGTCGAGAAGTATTTCTATCTTCTCTTCAGCATCCTTGGGGAGATCGTCTTGAGTGGCAAAGGCTGCACGATAAGCTAGAATATCACCATCGACTAGAACCTTACCTTTAGCCACTAGAAGTCACCAAACACCATCTGACCATCATCTTTCTCAAAAGCTACTCCTTCAACGTAGGTGAACCCCGCTGCCCTAGCTGCTTCAGCGTAAGCCAGACCTAATGACTGTAGGTCATCTATGTCGTTTCGCTCAACAGTCGTAACTCCATTAAAGCCATCCTCTTCGTCAGATGACTCAAATGTAATAATAAGTCTCATTAGAAGGCTCCCCCATCATTAGCTTCGTACACAAGATGCTCAGTAACGCACACCTTTTCCATCGTAGTTATCTTTCCGTCCCAGACATCAAACTTTACAGTTGCCTTAGAACCATTTCCTATTAGGCCATCTTCATCCCATGACCACGGTAGATACTCACCATCAACTAACTTTAACATATCTGGTGCGCCCATGACTACACCCTGTTCACCAGTCTCTTGATTAAGAAACTTAGGGTTAAAGTGTGGCCGTGTGGCTTTATAGAAGTCCTTACCCTCCTTGTTAGTCTTAAAGAGTTGAGCTTGAAGACCTTTGTTTGGAATACCTTCCGAAACCATCTTCTTCTTTGCCTCATCATCAATGATACAGTTGACGACATAAATGCCCTGCTTTGCATTAAAGTTATTCGCCATATCTGAACCATCGTTTGGTCCCATGTCGCGGTCCTCTTCCCGTAACTTAGTCCACTCTAGTTCGCACTCTACATAAACTTTCTTACCCATTGAATTTCCTTTCTTCGGGGATGGTATAATACTATATATACCCAAATTGATTTTTCACAAGCAACTTTACACATTTATTTTAAATTAGTGAATATCTGCGTAAGTATTTCCAAACTGTACATCAGTACCTAGTGGTACGTTAAGTTGTACCCTCTCGTTTAATTTAATTGCAGCATCGTGCATAATCTTTTCTACCGCACCCTCTTCTCCTTTTTTAACTAGGGCAATCACCTCATCGTGAAACTGCCCGATGGACTTAATTCCCTTGGACCTACATAAAGAAACCCAAGTGTCAAAACAGAACACTCCAGTACCTTGATTGAGCGTACTGAAACGATCCTTATCACTGCGTAGGCTGTACCAAAATCCAGACACAGGGTTCTTAAGCCACGTACTGTTGAATAGCTCACGGGTTTGTAAGTCTTTAGCTACCTTCTCAATAGCCCAGTTACGTGACCAGAAGGCTTCCAGCAGGGTCTTAGCTTCCTTTTTGCTCATACCTGTCTCACGGGACAGCTTAGGCGCTCCTACACCATACGTAGCACTATAGTTAACCACCTTATAATTCTTACGGAGGGCCTTTAGTGAACGCTCCCCAGAATTGTGTTTGTCGATATCATCCTGATTAATAACACCAGCGTGTAGGGCCAAGTCTAAGTGTGGATCAAATCCGTCACGGGTCATCTCCTCTACGTAGTCAGGGTCTAGTGGTTTCATGTAGTGTCGTTTAGTCGTATCCTCCAGTGATGTCATGTCAGCACCAGCTAACACATAACCTTCTGGACAAGTCAGACATCCACGGATCACATCACCATATGGCTTATCTACAGAAGGTAGATTTACCAGTGGGCGGTAATGCTTGAACCTAAACGTATTGGTTAGCCCTGCAATACCAGCCTGTAGCCAACCCTCATTGTTACACTCTAGGAATGACTTAAGTATGCCAGCCCTATGAGTAAGCACAGTGAGGCCATCAAGAAGGTCCACAGCAGGGTCAATCTCCGAAAGGTTTCGCACACTCTGACATAGCTCACTGTTCTTTCGTACTTGCTCAATCTTTCTTTCATCACCTGTCACCTTATCACGTAAGAATTTATATGTACGTGGCTTCCAACCCAGAGAATACAACCAGTCCTTAACCTGATCGTTAGAGTTAGGGTTGCCACGTTCCTCACCTGTCTTAACGACAAACTGAATTGATGTCTCAGACTGCTTGTTATCTTTGCACAAGGCAATCCACTTCTCACCATGTGATGATAACTCACCATCTTTCTTGTGCATAACCTTTGGCCGTATTGCCATACGAGTTAGGGTACGCTTAGGCATAGCATCAGACAGTTGTTCTACCTTCTCTTCTTTAAGTCTACTGATCTCATCGTATGCTGCTTGAGCTTTAGGTACGTCCAATTTCCACTGAAGGGCCTCTTGCTCTTTAGCGCAGTCTAGCTTGAAGGACAGGTAATCAATCAAACGATCTTTTTCCTCACTTACGGAATATAGCTGCTTTAACTTTATATTTAAGTCACGCCATAGACGTAAGTTGATCTTAACATCCTCATCACACCTGTGAGCATACTCTTCTGGTGTCAGGCTGTTCCAATCCTTGATCTCAGGCTTAGGTACTCCATACTGATTACCGTAGCCCTCAAGGCCATGCTTTAGTCGGTCATGGTGTAGATACCAAGACAGTGCTAGAGTATCTATCAAACGAGCCTCTACCTTGATACCTAGAACTTTTTCCACTGCGGGGATGTCGAAGCGGATATGGTTGTGGCCCACTAGAGTTTTACGTGTAGCAAAGAACTCACGCATTTCATCATAGTCATGCGTATGATGCACCGTCTTACCATCGTCTGAATAAGACAAGACATGAATTTTGGTCAACACATCTAATAGACCGTCTGTTTCAATGTCATATACTGTTGTCATTTTTCTAATACCTTTTCATCTCTTTTGTTACGAAGAACCCTTTATACTTGGGGTAGTCTTCCATAAACTTCCTTGCATAAAGAGCTATGAAGTCGTTACTAACTTTATAATCATCTCCAGTTGTCACAACAGCAGTTTCCCACCTTATACGATTTACTATCATCCAAGCAGATAGCCTCTTGTGACCCCTTTCAGAGGCTTGCAGTGTGAATTTACAAAATAGAACGTAGACCTCTGGATTTTCTTTATGCCAATCGTCAAACTTTTGTTTAAGTTTCATATTATATTACCTCCGTTAGTGTGAATGTTTCAGTGTTAAATCTCATCATCCCTGCGTTACCTTCCTCTGAACAGGGCCTGTTCTTCTCAATGCTAAGATACGTTGTGTTACGCTCCTTTAGATCATCAGCATCTTTGTCCCTCTTGAGGTCAATAATGACTGACGCACGTTGCCCAATCATCCGACAGTATTTCATCTGACCGTCATCGTTAGTGTGGGCAATAGTTACGATCCCTACGTTTAACTCAGCAGACAGCTTAGACAGTCTAACTGAAAGGTCAGCAAGCATCTGTTCTTTACTATCGTCTGATGATCCTACCAACACATCTTGGATAGGCTCAAAGAATACGAACTTAACACCACAGGCTACAGAGAAGTAACGTATCTGGTCTATCAGATCATCTGCACCCTGACCATCACTGAGGTAGAACTGATAGAAGTTCTCATCCTTTGTCAGCTTACTGATAGCATCTACAACTTGATCCTCTGCACCCTTATCATCAATCAAATCCCTACGTGTCAGGTTGTCATTACACTCGTATGACACAAGACCTAACAGAGATCGTAACTTGGTTTCCTCCAAGTGCCATGCGGCTATAGGTACTTCCCGTTGCAGCATGTTGTACTCTAGGTATCGCATGATCTCAGTCTTACCAATTCCTGTCGGGGCCTTAATGACTGTAAAGTGACCCTGCATCAAACCCAGTATCTTATCGTCTAGTGCTTGGATACCTGTTGGTATATACTGATGCTCAGGTGTATCCTTGTATAACGACAAGAAGTCCTGTGTGCTGTTCATCACATTCTCAGGTGTGTACTTCCTTGCGTTCCACCATGCACTCTTGAAGTCTGCTGACTTACCAGCCTGTAAGAAATCGTTAGCATCCTTATAGGGTCTATGGTCAACACGGTAGACCTTGTTAGGGAATAGCTTAGAGACACGATCAGCTAAAGCATTACCAGCCTCATCATAATCTACTGACAGTATGATCTTGTCAAAGCTACTGAGC